GTATTCATATATATTATCCATACTTGTTCGTATTTAATTTGTTATCTTTTTAAAGTATAGTGTATATCTTTATTGAATGTTAGTCTATCTTTAAAGTTTTTAAGGTTAAAATATGGATTATTATTATATATGTCGTCGAGTGAAATATAAGTATAACCTTTTAAGTTAAAGAAGTCTGTTGTATATTTATCAAAGTACTTTGGTAGTTGGTGTAATTGATATGGTAAATAAGTTTTATTATTTATTTTAAGAATTTTGATTTGATTTGTTTTAATAGTATTTGACATAATTTAATTATTTAATTTAAAAAGTTTATAATTTATTTTATTTAAAGAATTTAATTTTATTTTATTATTTTATTTATTTATTAAACTCATATATATTATCCATCTGACTCCGTATTTAGTCTGTATAAAAGTATACATTTTGTTTAGTGAATAATAATTGTAGTGAGGTATACCATCACTTCTCTGAGTGTACAATCAATCTTTCAATATATTGTAAAGTAATTCCAAGTATTATTAGTATTATCAAATCATGTATCATAATAGTGTGACATTAGGTTGTTAAGTAAAGTATAGTAGTAGGCAAGTGTCACAGTTTTTACACTGTATACACTCGACCAAATGTTGGTACATTGTTACTATTAGTATAATTTCCATATTGTTGAAAGCAATTCATAGTTTCAAACTTTTCTTGATTTGCAGAGTAAATTGCATCATGGTCATATGTATATGATTCACCTTTTTTGTTTGTGAAAGTTATTAATACATTTTTACCGATTAGCGACTTCGCTATTACAAATCTTTTTTTTGTTAATGTTTCTTGTGACATAATAATTAGTGTTAAGTTTATATTTTATTTACATTATTATTATCCAACATGTGTCGTAACTAGTCTGTAAAAAAACGTATACATAAGTACATACAAATATAAAAACGTAAAAAATTCTACATATACATAAAAATACAAAGGGGCCTGGGTAAAACAAAACGACTTTACACAGAGCAGCTACGAGTATATAGGTGGGGGCTACACTTCACTTATACATTTATAATACCTATTTTTATGTGATTACTACTTATAGTTATAACTATAAAAAAAATAAACAATGGCATTCAAGATGAAAGGTTTCCCAATGATCGGTGGGACTAAACCAATGAAGATGAAAAAAGACGCAGCTATGAAAATGAAAAAAGAAGCTGCGATGAAAGAAAAGATGAACATGGTTAAAGGACCTGGTGGTTCTATGGTACCTGATTTCGCTGTAGATGGCGAAGGTGCTAACGACATGAAAAGCTCTATGACTATGAAAAAAGAGTCTGCTATGAAGATGAAGAAAGGCGAGGCTATGAAGATGAAAGAGCCGATGAAGATGAAAACTCCTATGAAAGAAAAAGGAGATGGAGTTAAAGTAATGCCTAAGGCTGATTCAAACAACGCTAAAAGATCTAACATTAAGGCGAAGTACAAAGAATTGATTTCAACAGGTACTGACAAGTCCCTTGCAGCTGCTAAAAAATTAAAACAAGCTAACCCTGGAGCATTTTAAAAACTAACAAACTAATTATTAACCAATAAATAAAACCAAAATGACGTATTTGTATTACAAAACTAGTACGTGGACCGACAATCCACAAATAAATGAAAAAACCAAGGGCCAATGGGAACACCTTGCCAACAAAGAAAACTGGCGAATAACCCAATTACCTAATGGTTACTACCAAACAGAAGTAAATCACCCTGACGATGCTGACAAATGGTCAGACGTTACGCGTAGAGAAACTTTAGAAGGCGCAGAGTCCGCTATAGATGGTAGTGTTGAGCATTTTAACAAGAAATTAGAGGCCACAAAAGGTCCTAAAGTTGTAAAATCGTTCAAAAAGTAGTAAAAACCTAATTTAATTTAATATAATGGAATATAATTTACCAAGTGAGTTCGTAAAAGAGCTTAATTTTGGCGATAATGCCAAAAATCGTATAGTTGCAGGTGTTAATAAGTTAGCATCGGCAGTAAAATCAACCCTCGGCGCTTCTGGCAAGTGCGTAATCTACGAAGACGCTCGAGGAAAGCCAGTGATCACAAAAGATGGTGTTACTGTTGCGCAATCTGTAACACTATTAGATCCCGTAGAGAACATTGGCGCTACTCTCATCAAAGAAGCTGCAAGCAAAACAGTCAAAGAAGCGGGTGACGGTACCACAACGGCTACCGTCTTGGCTGAAAGCTTGCTTCAAGAAGTTTACAAAACACTAGAAACTAATAATGTTAGAGAAGTAAAGCAAGGTATTGACATTGCTGTAGCTAATGTTATTGAATATCTTGACTCTATTAAAATAGAAGTTAGTGATGACATGCTAGATCATGTAGCTAGTATCAGTTGCAACAACGACAAAGAGTTGGGTAAGATTATAGCAGAAGCTTACAAGACTGTAGGTAAAGAAGGTGTTGTGCTTATGGAGGCATCAGATACAGATGAAACATACGTAGAGACTGTAGATGGTGTTCAATTTGATTCTGGACTAATTTCCACTAACTTTGTTACTAACACTGACAAACAGTGCTGCGATTTAGAAAATCCACTAATACTAATGTGTATGTCTGAAATACCAAACATACGTAAAATACAAAAAGTGTTAGAGCATGTTATTAAAAACAATAGATCTTTATTAATTATAGCGCCAGTAGCTGATCAAGTTAAGTCTGCGCTTATGATGAACAAGGTTAAAGGTAACATTAAGGTTAATATTATTGATTTGCCTGGCTTTGGCCCTACTAAAAAAGACACGTGTGAAGATGTAGCTATATTAACTAACTGCACGCTGTTTAACGAAGACTTAGGTGATGACCTTGATACTATCACTCCAGAGCATTTAGGTGAAGCTGAGTTTATTAAAACTGACGAAAAGAATACTGTTATAACTCTTGAAGAAATAACTTCAGATATAGAAGAGCGTATTGATCATGTTGCAAAGCTTGTTGCTGATGAAAAAAATGGCTTTATGAAAAAGAAGCTAGAAGACAGGCTTGCTATATTATCTGGCAGCGTTGCTATTGTTAAAGTTGGTGCTAATTCTAAAGTAGAGTTAAAAGAAAAAAGAGATCGTGTTGAAGATGCTGTGTATGCAGTTAAAGCCGCGCTGAAAGAAGGTATAGTGCCAGGAGGCGGTATTGCCCTCTTTAATGCCTCTCAAAAAATTTCGACCGACTCTGTCGGTGAACAAGCCGTTGCTAACGCTATTATATCACCTATGGCTACAATATTAGACAATGCTGGTATATCTACATCTATAGACTTACCAACTAAGCAAGGAGAAGGCATTAACGTTGTAACTGGAAAAACTGTAAACATGGTGGCTGAAGGCATTATAGATCCTGTGCTTGTTACTAAGACAGCACTGATTAACGCAGCTTCAGTAGCATCGACAATAATCTCTGCAGATTGTGTAATCTCAAACATACGCGCAAATGAAGGCAGTTAATTATTACGTAGTTATCGACAAGATAAAACAGACAGAAAAAAAGGTTGCAGGCTTAATTATAAAAGAAGATGCTGACGAAGACGTTAGGTATTCTAAAGGTAAGGTCATATCAACTGGCAATTTAATAGAATTTATAAAAGATGGTGATGTTGTGTGGTACGACAAGCACGCTGGTCATGGGGTAGAATTTGAAGACAAGCTTTATTTTGTTATCAAAGCAAGTGATATTGTACTAGTAGATTAAACCTAAACCATAGACAATAATCCACAAAACACAAACAACAAACAAATTATTTATTAATCATTAAAACAATCAAATTATGAAGATGCTTTATTTTCAAACCGGAGACGGTGTAAATGACGGTGCTGACGAAGGTTACGCAGCTCCAGCTAAAAACTTTAGAGGCTTTAGATTTATCGCTGATACTGATGCTATTGAAATGCAATTTGATAGTATGCTTGGTACAGGTGCTGATATTGCAGCTGTAGACAAAGTAGTACTAAACATTACTGCAGCTAAACAAAAGCAAGTAATAGCAGGTATTACAGCTCTAATAAACGGCGGACCTCACTCAGATGGTATGCTTACTATTGCTGATGATGAGAACTCAGTATATGCACACGCTGATATTACATCTTGTGGTGCTATTACAGTAACTGCTGCTGCTTAATCTTGAATGAGATTAACTAGTCACGATTTACGTGAATTACAAATCCTTAAGTATTACAGGCTCACTAGAAAGTGGGCTTGTAAGACTTACGGGTTAACAGATGCCGAGCTTGAATTACTAATATTTTTAGATTGTCAAGGTCGGTTTACAAGACAAGAATTTATTGATGGTACTTATACCATGAGCTGGGATAAAAAGCGATGGGATAAGTTGAGAAAATTAGGCTGGATTGAAGTATGGCGTCATCGAAATCGAACGACGATTAAATACAGCGTTTTTAAAACTTCGTTTAAATGCAGCCAACTTATAAGTAGAATATACCGTATCTTACTCGGAGAAGAAGATTTACCAGTATCAGATCGTAGTGTATTCTACAATAACAAAACATATACAGATAAAGTCTTTAACAAGGCTATTGACGATATGATTAAAGATCCAACAAGATAATGGCGTTTAAACTAGGTAGCGAAAAAAGACAAATAAGAACATCTAGCAGTACACCTATATTTAGAAAAAAGCTAGGTGAAGGTATAATGGGTGAAGCTAATAGTGATGGATCTATATACGTAAATACTAACGTGCCTGAAGAAGAAGTTGAACGCGTAGTTGTACATGAAGTTCAACATCAAACAGACATGAAAATAGGTAGAACAACTTATGATGATAACGCTGTGTACCATCAAGGTCAAGTTTGGCCAAGAGGTGATGGTTATATAATGGATCCAAGCACAGGTGTAAAATACCAAGAAGGTGATAAAGAATTACCTTGGGAAAACGACAAAGTATAAATTATGGCATTTAAAATGAAAGGCTTTTCAGGATTTAAAAGCAAAGAAAACAAAGGTGGTTACCACAAAGGTCAAGTTAATGACGCTAAAACCGAAGAGATGAACGATAACATTGCTATGGGTAAAGGTCCAGCTAAACCTAAAAGCGTTGTTAGTAGTAGAAAAGGTTTTGTTAAAGGCACTTCTATTAATCCTGACTCAGACGCTCATGTAGGTGCCGTACCAACGTTTAGCGATCAAGTTAGTGGCGCTATGAACAATAGAAAAAACAGAAGATGATAAACAACTTAGTAGGAGGTTTATTTGGTAAGATCGTTGATAACGCTGAAGGTATACTTGATAAAGTTATAACTACAGACAAAGAGCGAGACGAAGCTAAGCTTGCGTTAAAAAAACTTTTACTAGACGCGGAGTGTGAAGCTTTTGCAAAAGAGGTTGAAGATCGCAAGTCTGCACGTGATCTATATAAAGACGATGCTATTATTCAAAAAGTTTTAGCAACACTATTTACTATAGCTTATTTTGGCATTACATTTGTAATGTTTAACTACTTTGTTACAAAAGCTATAGATTTAGGTGAATTTGAAATTAGCTTTATATCAACTATATTTGGCGCTATGAGCGCTAAAGTAAACACAATAATAGATTTCTTCTTCGGGGGAAGTTCAAATAAAAACGAAAAAATAAAAGAAAAATAAAATGGGACAAAATTCAACATCCGTAGCGTATGCCTTTGGGCAAATGGGTAGTGCTTACAGTGACGTAGCTAAACCTATAATTCCTCCTATGGGATTAGTTATAACTGCTATAACTTTTTTAGACGACAATACACCGACTGTATTAACTTCTGAAAAACTAGATAGACACGGACCTAACTATATAAACATACAAGATAATAGTGGAGATATTCAAGCCGCAGATGTATTCGCAAACTTTAACGGCGTGTTTGCCACGGATATTGCTGATGGAAATGTAACGGCTGGAAATGATGTAAATCTAGCTACTAATACAGATAAAGTCCAGGTTGGTCAGTATGTTTTACTAGTTGCTCAAGGTGATACTGATACTACTGGTTTAACTATTGACGCTGAAACTCCAATACCAATAACTAAAGGGCCAAACAAACGAGGCGTTAGAGTAGTAGAAGTTGCAGACGAAAACACAATTCTTCTAGATGCTGATATAACTCCAAGCACTCAAGGTTTAATATTCTTAGACAGTGTTCACGGCGCTGGTGGTTTAACAGCTGCGGGTCAAGTATTTCCAAAAGGAGTTACTATATATGGTAGATGGACAACATTTACTCCTTCCGCTGCTGGTGTAATCTGCTATTTCGGCGTATAATGCCTATACTTACGTATATAGACGACATACCGTTGTTCACTAATAAAAGTGAAGCAATAGCTTGGGGAGCAACTAGCTCTCCTCGCCTTGTCGGCTATCATACTCATGAACATGAAGGCCAAATTGGCTACATGGCCGGCAGATTCCATCAAGCTAACTTAAATTTAAAACAAAGATCTAGTTATCAAAACTACATACACGAAGCTAATCAAGCTAATATTATACTGTCAAACAAAATTAATAGCTTAGAACAAGAAAGACAAGAGCTTATAGAGGTGTTGAGAATTAAAAAGCTTAATAAAGCTAGAGGTCTTGACAACATAGCTAGGAATAAAATAAACAATATAGATCGTTCTTTAGTAGAGTTGAACTCTCAAAGAGAAAAAGTTCAGCTTGATAAAAAAACTGCTCAAAAATCTAATCCTAGTAGATTTGAGCTGTTGTTAAATAGCAACAAAATAGAAACAAATTATTTACAAAAAGCTACAGCTGCTGTTAAAGTTGTAGAAGATAACTCTAAAAATTCAAGTAATTTAGTTTTAAACAAAACAAGATTACAGCAAGAAATACAAAAAGTTATACGAGAAGAAGAAACGGTAAAAAGAATTTATCGTAGTAATTATTAATTAAATTAAATAAAATGGCAAAAAGAAAAACACCAAAAGTAAAAGAAGAGATTATAGATTTAACTAAACCAACAAGCATAGAGGATGCAGAGTTAGAGTCTTTACAACAAGTTATCAAGTCTTTAGATATGGCTCACAGAGAGCTAGGCGCGTTAGAGCACAAAAAGCATTTAATAAGCCACGACATAATGACTATAAATAAGTTTATTGACGAAACAAAAAAAGGTTTTGAAGAAAAATATGGCTCATGCGATATTGATATAAAAACTGGAGCAATTAAATATAATGAAAATGGAAGCAACGAAGCTGATAAGAAAGATAACGATAGGTAAAGATTATAAAATAGATTCAATGCATTACTCCGTGGGCCAAGAGGTCTACGGAGGGCATAAAATCTGCGATATAATAGAAGAGCAAGAAAAATACTCTATATATATTAGAAAAAACAAAAGCGTAATGCCATGGAAAGACTTTAATAAGAACATGGCTGTTTCTGTTGAGTATAATCTTGAGTACTAGTGAAGTCTATAAATAGCTATATAGTAGAGCCTATTGGCAGTAGATATAAGAACTCTGTTGATGTTGACGACAAAAAGCTAATAATAAACACTAGCATAGAAGATGCTAAGTATGTTAATAGATTAGCAAGAGTAATATCTTTACCTATGTCTTTTGAAACAGAAATTAAAAAAGGCGACATAGTATTAGTTCATCATAACGTTTTTAGAAGATGGTACGATGTAAAAGGTAGAGAGAAAAATAGTAAAAGCTATTTTGAAGACAATAAGTACTTTGTTCAAAAAGACCAAGTTTACGCTTATAAAAGAGATGAATGGAAGCCTTTACAAGATTATTGCTTTGTACAGCCTTTTGTAGAAGAGTTATCAATGAATAGAAAAGTTGAACACCCTAACAAAGGTGTTGTTGTTTACGGTAACGAAAAGTTTAAACAAGGTGACGTAGTTAGCTACACGCCTTTTTCTCAATACGAGTTTTTACTAGAAGGTAAAAGACTTTTTAGAGTGCACAATCAATTTATTACAATTAAATATGAGTATCAAGGAAACGAAGAGATTTATAATCCAAGCTGGGCACAAAGCAGTTAAAGAGTTAATAAAAGTTGCTGAAGAGCAAATAATAACTAACACTGAAGATGATGTTTCCGCTGATAGACTAAAAAATGCAGCTGCAACTAAAAAGTTAGCTATATTTGATGCTTTTGAAATACTTAATCGTATTCAAGAAGAAGAAAATATTATAGAAGGCAAAGAGCCTGAAGAGAAAAAAGAAAGAGTGTTTAAAGGCTTTGCTGAGGGAAGATCTAAGTAATGTACGAACAGACTCTATATAAAATTGTTGAACCAGTTAAGAGGACTACTATAAGTCGACTTAACAAGAAACGCTTGTGGAAGTATGGGTATAATAAAGAGCATGACATCGTGGTTATTTCAAAAACTGGACGTATTGGACAAATACTGGAGATACAAAATTTGCGAATTGGGCTGCCGGCTGAACCACAAAAACTGCACGTGTTCAACAAAAACAAGTGGCAAAGAATAGAATATCCTAAAGAGTTAGGTAAATTAAAAAGTATATTTGACTGGAGAAATTATCCAGAACAAGCCAAAGATCAATGGTACGATTATATAGACGAAGAGTTTAAACGTCGTGACGAAGGTTTTTGGTTTTATAATAATGATGAGCCAACATACATAACTGGCAGTCATTATATGTACTTACAATGGAGTAAAATAGATGTTGGCGCTCCTAATTTTAGAGAAGCTAATAGATTGTTCTTTATATTTTGGGAAGCATGCAAAGCAGATAATAGATGTTATGGCATGTGTTATTTGAAAAATAGACGTAGTGGTTTCTCGTTTATGAGCTCAGCTGAGACTGTTAACTTGGCTACTATATCGAGTGATGCTAGATATGGAATATTATCTAAAAGCGGTTCTGATGCTAAAAAAATGTTTACCGACAAAGTTGTACCAATATCTGTTAACTATCCGTTTTTCTTTAAACCGATACAAGACGGTATGGACAGACCTAAAAGTGAACTTGCTTATAGGGTTCCTGCAAGTAAGTTTACGCGTAGGAAAATTACTGCGAACGAAAAGCAAGAAGAGTTGGTTGGACTTGATACTACTATTGACTGGAAAAATACAGGTGATAACAGCTATGACGGTGAAAAGCTTAGTTTGTTAGTACACGACGAAAGTGGTAAGTGGGAAAGGCCTGACAATATTTTAAACAACTGGCGAGTAACTAAAACTTGTTTAAGACTAGGTGCTAGAGTAGTTGGTAAATGTATGATGGGGTCAACGAGTAACGCTCTTGATAAAGGTGGTGATAATTTTAAAAAGCTTTATAATGATTCAGATGTTACAAGCCGAAACCGTAATGGACAAACAAAGTCTGGTTTATATTCTTTGTTTATACCAATGGAATGGAACTATGAGGGATTTATTGACGAATTTGGACAACCAGTATTTAATAACCCAGATCATGATGTATACGGACCC